GGCTACCTCTGCAGGCTTTCAGTACGATGAAAATCGATTCTATGCTAACGAGACTTTGCCTTTGGCACAAGCACTTCACACAGCAAGAACTTTTGCTTTATCTGATCTAAAAGACCAGTAAGGTCATATTTATAAGCATGAAGAAAAGTCTGTGGCAGTACGTAAACTGGATGCTCAACGAAGGCGCCGACGAACCCGAAGGCGATCTTTTGACTGAGCCTGATCTTCCGGACGAGGAAGAAGAGGAGCAGGCAGAGCAGAGCGTATCTAGTGCTATAGCAGGAGCCACAACTCCACTCGGCACAGATGCAACGTATCCAAACGCGCAAGCCGGTCGACGCAAGTCGCCGGCTGAAGCTGCCGGCGACGCTTTTGGTGGTGCGCGACCACCCAAAAAAATGCGCAAATAATTTTGAATATTGAACTTTAATTTTTTAGTATTATACCGCAAGCAAAACAAAGTATGAATTTATAATTTGTGTATTGCTTTATTGCCAATTTAGACATATGGAGGTTAGAAAATGGCAGTCAATCTAGAAGCACTTCAAAAGAAGCTCAATCAACTTAGTGGCGTAAACACGCGCAAAAACATCATGTGGCGTCCTCCCGAGGGTGAAGAGACCACGATTCGAATTGTCGCATTCCCAGACAACGATGGTCAGCCTTTCAAAGAGCGATACTTTTACTACAATATCGGCAATAACCCAGGCCTACTTGCCCCTTACCAGTTTGGCAAGCCTGATCCGTTCCAGGAGCTCATTACTAAGCTTCGCAGCGATGATTCGAAAGAGTCTTACGAGTTGGCGAAGAAGCTCTATCCTAAGATGCGATCTTATGCAGCAGTTATTGTTCGAGGCGAGGAAGACAAGGGCGTTCGACTCTGGTCTTTCGGCAAGACCGTTTATCAGGATCTGCTAAAGATCATGCTTGATGCTGACTATGGCGACATTACCGATCTCAACGAGGGCTTTGATATCAAGGTTAGCTGCACCAAGCAGCCTGGTCGCATGTGGGCTGAGACATCAGTTCGTCCTCGACCTAAGTCGACTGCCCTATCGACCGATAAGAAGCAGATCAAAGAGTGGACTAGCAACATTCCTAATCTAGATGAAATGTATACCTGTAAGTCGTATGATGAGCTTGAGAAAATCATCAATACTTGGCTTGAGGATCCAAATGCCGACGACGGGTCGACTCGTGGCTTTTCGTCTAACAACACAGAGTCTACTAGCAGCTCTAGTTCCACCAGCAATACGTCAACAATGAAAGACTTGGACGACGCTTTTGCGGATCTCGAAAATCTCTAATTCTCTAAAACCATAGAGAACGAACTGGGCGGCATGCAAAAAGTGTGCGGCCCAGTTTTGTTTAATAGCCTTTCTAGCTCTATAATCACTCAGGAGGTTTGATAGATGGCAAAAAAGAAAAATAACGCAATGGATAGCTTCACAGAAGATCTGATCAAGTCGATCAATAAGGATCACGGATCGAAGATCGCCTACAATCTCGAGCACGATGTTTCTCCGACGCATGTCAAGCGCTGGATCAAAACAGGATCAACACAGCTCGATTACATTATTTCTAATCGAAGAGATGGCGGCATGCCAGAAGGTCGAATCGTAGAGATCTTCGGCCCTCCATCTATTGGCAAGTCACACATCGCAATTCAGATTGCAAAGTCTACGCAAGATATGGGTGGCATCGTTGTTTACATCGATACAGAGAATGCGACTAGCGTAGAAAACCTTTCTTTACTAGGTGTTGACATTAGTAAAAGATTTGTTTATGTCGATACTCATTGTACCGAAGAGGTTTTGGCTATTGCTGAATCGACAATTCTAAAAGCCAAAGCAATGGACAAAGATGTTCCAGTCACTATTATCTGGGATTCTGTCGCAGCAACTTCTCCTAAAGCAGAGTTGATTGGTGATTACGACAAAGAAACTATCGGCTTGCAAGCTCGAGCAATTTCAAAAGGCATGCGAAAAATCACAGGCGTGATTGCAAATCAAAACGTTTTGATGATTTGCTTGAATCAGATTCGAACCAAAATTGGAGTCATGTATGGAGATCCTACTACTACACCCGGTGGTAAGGCAATCCCTTTTCACTCGTCTGTACGAATCAAATTGGGTGCAGGACAACAAATCACCAACAAAGACAAAGAAGTGATTGGAATCAATGTCTCTGCTAAGACAATCAAGAACAAAGTCTCTGCGCCATTCAGAACTTGCAATTTTGAGATTCACTTTGGGGTTGGCATCAAAGAGCACGAGCAGTTGTTTGATGTTCTTCGAAAAGCTGGCGAAACTACAGTCAACGGTAAAACCATTGCAATTTCAGGCACTGGTGCTTGGAAGACTTTGATGGTCAGCGATGCCGAAACTGGAGAGGTTATTGTAGAGAAAAAGTTCTACAAAGCTGATTTTGATCAAGTTTTGGCAGACCCAGAGTATAAACAATACATTGAAGACTTGACAGAACAGGCTTTCGTAAAGAAAATGAAAGATCCTGATGAGATCGACATTGATACTGAATCTTACGAAGAAGTAAGAGCTGTTGCAGATGATATGGAAGAAGCCTTGGCTGATCTAGACATTTGATTTCTTGGAGTTTTTGAATGAAAAAGGAGACTGCTATCGATAAGCCAGTTCTTCTTGTTGATGGCCTGAATGTCTTTATGAGACATTTTTGCGCAAATCCGTCGATGTCCGAAAATGGAGAACATGTCGGCGGATTTGTAGGCTTCATCAAAGGCCTGGGTTTGCTTTGTGAAAAATTTTCACCTCAGCGCATTATTGTAGTCTGGGAATCTGGAGGCAGCAACAGGCGCCGAGCAATTATGGGCTCGTACAAATCTGGCAGGCGGCCAGCTGCATTGAATCGTTACTATGAGAACGACATTCCAGCTACAGCAACCAACCATACGATGCAAGTTAATATGCTGGTCAAAGCTCTTGGTCACTTGCCAGTGACGCAGCTTTATGTCAAGAACTGTGAAGCTGATGACATTATTGGCTATTTGGTAAGATACGATATTCTAAAATCTCCTATTATGATCGTGTCTTCTGATAAAGATTTGTATCAACTAATAGGCGAAAGTGTTCTGCAATATTCGCCTGGCCAAAAGAAAGTAATTGATACTTCGGAAGTCCTGCAAAAATTTGGCATTCACCCGACTAACTTTGTGACTGCGCGATGTTTCATAGGAGACTCTAGCGACGACGTGTCAGGAATCAAAGGAGCAGGATTTAAGAACATATCTCGTTGGTTTCCTTTTCTGGCTGAATCTGATTTCCACTCTTGTCAAGATGTAGTGGAACATGCTCAGTTTTTGTCTGTAAAAAACAAAGGTAAGACGATTAAAGCAATTGCCGAAGCCGGCACAGTGGCTCAGCAAAATTGGCGTCTGATGCACTTAGACACACAAAACTTGGCAGCAGATCAAGTCAAAAAAATTAGCGATCAGCTTGAAAATATTGGAAATTCCAATAAAATGGCATTGTTGCGCATGATGGCACAGCATGGCATGCAATCATTTGATATTAGTAGACACTTCGTTGCAATTAATTCCGTGAGGTATAGATGAATATTCAAAACCAATTTTTGAGGCAAATAATCGAAAACTCCAGCGAAGTGCACCACTTTTCTAGATATGGAAAGAGCTTCCAGGAAAAAATCTTTCAGGGCCTAATTTCTGACAAACAGTGGTCTAGTCAAATGGTAGAGGTCATGCGGCCTAATTTTTTTGATGTAGATTATCTGCAGTTTTTGACTGAAAAGTACTTTGCTTACTATGAGAAATACCGTTGCTTTCCAACTCTCGGCTTGTTAGTGCAAGTTATCAAAGAGGAGCTTTCTGATGGCAGTGACGATGTACTTCGAGATCAAATCATCGAGTTTCTTTTGCGAGTCAAAGCTAATCCCAACCCTGGAGACATTGGCTACGTCAAAGACAAGACTTTAGATTTCTGTAAGCGCCAAGCTTTCAAAGGCGCACTCGAGAAATCTGTGGATTTGATTCAAGGCGAAAACTTTGAGCAAGTAATCGACCTAATGAAGAACGCTGTCTCTATCGGCATGCAGAATTCTAGTGGTCACGATTTCTTCGAGGACATTGAGGCCCGATTCGTCAAGATCAATCGCAATGCTGTACCAACTGGCTTTGACCGCCTGGACAAAAAAGACATCTTCAAGGGCGGTTTGGGTCGTGGCGAGATCGGCGTTGTCACAGCAAATACTGGCGTAGGTAAATCACACTGGCTTGTTGCAGTTGGTGCAAACGCAATGCGTGCCGGCAAAAACGTTCTTCACTACACGTTTGAGCTAACTGAGACTGCAGTCGGCATTCGCTATGATTCTAACTTGTGTGGCATTCAAAGTAACGATGTTCAAGACAACAAAGATTTAGTCAAAGACGTTTATCAAAATAAAGACTTAGGCCGACTAATCATTAAAGAATATCCGACCGGCTCTGCTAGCGTTGTTACCCTGAGAAACCACATTGAAAAATTGTCTCTGAAAGGCTTCAAGCCTAACGTCATCATCATTGACTATGCAGATATTATGAAGTCTACTCGCTCTTATGATAGCTTGCGACATGAGCTTAAGCTTATTTATGAAGAGTTGAGGAATCTAGCAATGGAGCTGGATATCCCAATTTGGACTGCGTCACAAGCGAATCGCGACAGTGCACAGTCGGACATTGTTGGTTTGGAGAATATGTCAGAAGCTTACGGAAAGGCTATGGTTGCAGACGTTGTTATTAGTCTATCCAGAAAAGCAGCTGAAAAATCAACAGGCATCGGCCGACTGTTTATTGCTAAAAATAGAGCTGGCAAAGACGGCATTGTGTTTCCAATCACAATTGACACATCAATGTCAATGTTTGGCATTCTTGATGAAACCGCAATGTCTCTAAATGAAGCAACTGAAGCTTCTAACAGCGAGGCAAAAGCTGCGTTGCGTAAAAAGTGGCGCGAAGTAAAAGCCATGGGAGATGAGGTAGAAGCAGCATGACAGAACCAATTTTGCAGTCGAACCCAGATCGGTTCGTAATTTACCCAATTGTTCACGATGACTTGTGGGCAGAATTTAAGAAACAAGAAGCCTCCTTTTGGACAGCTGAGGAGATCGATCTCGGCGAAGACCTAAAAGACTGGCAGAAGCTAAATGACGATGAGCGCCATTTCATCAAGCATATCTTGGCTTTCTTTGCAGCATCAGATGGCATCGTTAATGAAAACTTGTGCTATCGTTTCGCTAACGAAGTACAATATCCAGAAGCCCGAGCAGCATACACTTTTCAAGCTGCAATGGAAACAATTCACAGCGAAACTTACTCTTTGCTAATTGACACTTACGTTTCAGATGCCAATGAGAAGACCAAGCTTCTGCGGGCAATTGACACTATTCCTACTGTTGGTAAAAAAGCTGAATGGGCTCTGAAGTGGCTTGATTCAGCAGATTCATTTGCAAAAAGACTGATTGCTTTTGCGTGCGTTGAAGGCATCTTTTTTAGTGGTTCTTTTTGTAGCATCTTTTGGCTTAAACACCGTGATAAAGGCTTGAAAGGCCTAACATTTTCCAACGAGCTAATTTCAAGAGACGAGGCTGCTCACACTGATTTTGCAATTAAGGTTTACCGAAACCATATTCTCGATAAGCTTTCTACAGAGGAAGTGCAACAAATTGTCTGTGAAGCTGTTGAGATTGAGAAGAACTTTGTCTGTGAAGCTCTGCCTGTAAGCCTGATCGGAATGAATTCTGACACGATGAGTCGCTATATCGAATTTGTTGCCGATAGACTTTTAACTGATCTTGGTTATGCAAAAGTCTATAATACAAACAACCCATTTCCATGGATGGAAATGCTTGGCCTTGAGGGAAAAACCAACTTCTTTGAGCGTCGAGTGAGTGAGTACGCTAAAGCCGGCGTGAAGTCGGGAGGGTCGCAGGAATTAAGTTGGGACGGAGAGTTTTAATGAGACAGTTCGTTGTCAAAAGCGATGGCAGAAAAGAAGAAATTAAGTTTGATAAGATCACACAGCGAATCAAGAAGCAGTGTCGTGATCTCAACAAGGGCTACGTTGTCCCAACCGAGGTGACACGAAGAGTTGCTGAGTCTGTGGTTGACGGCATCACAACTGCCGAGGTTGATGAACTAATAGCCCAAGAAGCTGCCAGGATGGTAACTGTGCATCCGGATTATTCGGTTCTTGGTGCAAGAATATTGATGTCTCGTTGGCAAAAATCGATCCCAGTGTCGTTTTCAGAAAACGTCGAGAGATTGTATGATTATGTCAATCCGGATACTGGCCTGCATTCTCCATTAGTAAGTCCAGAATTGGTTGAAATCGTTTCAAATAAAAAGAAAGCCGAGCTTATCGATAGAGCCATCGTGCACGATCGCGATCACGATTTTGACTATTTTGGATTAGCTACTCTGCGCCGCGGCTATCTCAAATCTGTAGGTCAGCATGTCGCTGAAACCCCTCAGTTTATGTGGATGAGAGTTGCATTAGGCATTCACGGAAGCGATGTTTCAGCAGCCATTCAGTGTTACGATAGTTTGAGCAAAGGTCTTTACATTCATGCTACGCCTACGCTCTTCAATGCTGGAACTCCACGGAGCCAAATGGCAAGCTGTTTCTTGCAGAGCCTTGCTGGAGATTCTATCGAAGGCATCTTTGAGACCTACAAGCAGATTGCCAACATCTCAAAGTGGGCTGGAGGCATTGGGCTGCACATTCACAATCTTCGAGCTGCAGGGACCATGATTGCAGGCACTAACGGCACTTCAGACGGCATCATTCCGATGGTTCGAGTTCTCAACGAGATTGCTCGATATGTCAACCAAGGCGGCAAGCGCAAAGGTGCATTTTCAGTTTATCTCGAACCTTGGCATGCTGACATTGAAGAGTTTCTAGATCTAAAAAAGAATCACGGCAAAGAAGAGCTTCGTGCGCGCGATTTATTTTATGCTCTTTGGACTCCTGATCTTTTCATGCAGCGCGTCAAAGATGACGGCATTTGGTCGCTAATGTGCCCTCACAAGTCTCCTGGTTTGTCAGATGTGCACGGTGAAGAATTCGTCAAGCTCTACGAGCAATACGAAGCTGAAGGTCGCTATGTGCGTCAGGTCAAAGCTCGAGATCTATGGGTCAAAGTCGTCACAGCTCAAATTGAGACCGGTGTGCCGTATGTTTTGTACAAAGATGCTGCAAATGCAAAATCTAACCAGAAGAATTTGGGAACGATCAAATCTTCTAACTTATGCACAGAGATTATTGAATACAGCGATCCAAACGAGACTGCTGTCTGCAACTTGGCTTCTATCGCTCTGCCTAGGTTTGTCAAAGATGGCAAGTATGACTTTGATGCCTTGCAGTCGGTAGCTTCAGAAGTTACTCGAAATCTCAACCACGTTATTGACAAAGGTTTTTATCCAACAGAACAAACTAGTGTTTCTAATCTTAAGCATCGACCTATTGGCATTGGTGTTCAAGGTTTGGCAGACACCTTTGCTTTGCTGGGATACAATTTCGAAGACGAAAATGCGCGCGAACTAAATCGACGTATTTTTGCAACAATTTACTATGGAGCCCTTGAAGCTTCTTGCGAATTGGCTCGTCACGATGGCACTTATGAGAGCTATGAAGGATCCCCAGCTTCAGAAGGCATTTTGCAATTTGATATGTGGGGAGTTGAGCCTCATGATTCTCTTGATTGGAAAAGCCTCAAAAAGAAAATTAAACGCTGGGGTCTGAGAAATAGCCTTTTGTTGGCACCAATGCCTACTGCATCGACATCTCAGATTCTAGGAAACAATGAATGTTTCGAGCCTTTTACATCAAACCTCTACGTTCGTCGAGTTTTGTCAGGCGAGTTTGTTATTATCAACCGCCATTTGGTAAACGATCTTGTGAACGTAGGCCTTTGGAACGAAGAGATGAAGAATGAGATTGTACGAAACTACGGCTCCGTGCAGTCAATCCCGGGCGTGCCAGATGACATCAAGCGTCGTTATCGTACTGTATGGGAAATGTCGATGAAACCGATCATTGACATGGCAGCAGATCGTGGTGCTTATATTTGCCAGTCTCAATCGATGAATCTTTTCATTGCTGATCCAACCATTGGTAAAGTAAATGCAATGCATTTTTATGCCTGGGAATCTGGATTGAAAACTGGCATGTACTACCTGCGATCTAAGCCGGCAGCCATGGCAAAGACAATTACTGTCGAATCTAAGACTCAAAGCGAAGACCAGGTCGTTTCTGAGCCAACGCCGGAAGAAATTATTGCTTGCTCTCTAGAGAATCCGGAAGCATGCGACATGTGTGGTTCTTGATGAAACAAATTAGATTAGTTTGGAACAACAAGATCAGCGAATATCAAGACGATATTTTGCTGCTCATTAGCGAAGAGACTGGTCTAGAAATAGCTCAATTGCGAAGAAGCCCAGAGTCCAAGCGTCGTAGTCCAAAAACATGGGCAGATGCATATGCTGATCGATCTTGGCTATTGCGTGCAGTTCACTATGATGACAATGTAATTTCTCAGCACTTAGGTCCCAACTGGGATTCAGCTACTTATAATGGATTTCGAACTGTCAGAGAGTTTGAGTCCTGGTTAAAAAATAGGGAGGATAGAGAAAATGTTCGTCAAAAAAACTATTAGTAATTTATTGAAAGATGCTGAAATAAGAAAAGAGCCTGTCATAATTCGAGTCAACAGCTTTGATGAAGACAGCGCAGCTAAGTTTATTAAACAGATTGGAGATGCTCACAATACCGGTCAGCCTATCATTCCTATTGTGATTGATTCTTATGGTGGTCAAGTTTACTCTCTCATGGCCATGATTTCTGCCATCAAGAATTCTGATCTGCCTATTGCAACAATCGTTGAAGGTAAGGCTATGTCTTGTGGTGCTGTGTTGACCACATTCGGCGAAGAGGGTTATCGATTCGCGGATCCCAATTCTACCATCATGATTCATGATGTTAGCTCTATGGAGTGGGGCAAGGTCGAAGAGCTTAAGGCTAGCGCTAAAGAAGCCGATCGTCTCAATGAAATCATTTATACCATGATGGCACAAAACTGTGGCAAGGCTGATGATTATTTCCTGAAGATTGCCGATAAAAAGAAGCATGCTGACTGGTTTATCGATGGAAAAGAGGCAAAGAAGCACAACTTAGTAAACCACCTCAGAGTTCCAAAAATGACTCTGAGTGTCGAAGTAAACATAGAGTTCGAATAGTACGGGGTGTCAATGCACAGAAGAATCGAAAAGCCATGGGGTTATGAAGTTATATGGGCTCACACGGAAAGCTATGTAGCAAAAATAATTGAAATAAATGCTGGACAAAGACTTTCCAAACAGTACCATGAAAAAAAGACTGAAACCGTGTATGTTTTAGAAGGCACACTTATAAATTACGACAAAAATGACGTCGAAATGAAATTTGAACAAGAGCAAAGCTTTCATGTTGAACCTGGTCAAATACATCGATTTGGAGCTACGAAATTTGACAATGTCAAAATTATGGAAGTTAGCACCAATCATTTAGACGATGTCGTTAGAATTAGTGATGACTACGGAAGAGAAGGAGAATAAGATGCTAGAAAACAAACGCGTTCTTGTCGTTGGTACTGGAACAATTGGCGAGCCCCTAATCGGACTTTTGTGCAGATTGAAAGATGATTTTCAAATTGATGAAGTCATGTTTCACAAGCGAACTCCGTTGCTAGAAGATTCAACTAAAGTTGAGAGCCTGATAAAAGCCGGAGCTAAGTTGGTTACTGATTCAGACCGAGTTGTCGACTTTAATGAAATGGGTTTTGAAGTGTCCTATATTTGGGAAGACGCTCTAGATCGATCCAAAGTAGTGATTGACTGCACCCCAGCCGGCTTAGCCAACAAGGAACAGTTCTATAAAAACTATTCTGATAAACTTTTCGTTGCACAAGGTAGCGAAAAAGGCTTTGGAACTCCTTATGCGCTTGGTCTTACTGACAAAAAAGTGCCGGTAGATGGTAAAGGATATCTGCAAGTCGTGAGCTGCAATACGCACGCAATTGCACGTTTGCTGACTGCTGTTACAGAAAATGATGCTCGCGACATCATGGACGGAGACTTTACTTGTATTCGCCGCTCAAATGACGTGAGCCAAGATAAAGGATTCACTCCTTCGACTTCTGTTGGTAAACATGGAGACGCATCTTTTGGAACCCATCACGCAAGAGATGTTAACGATCTTTTTGGATATCCAGGAAAGCTGCCTATCTTTTCTAGTGCGCTAAAGACCAACACGCAGTACATGCATGCTGTTAGATTTAATATCACTTTGCCAGAGCATGTTAGCCGAGAAGAGGTGATTAAGCGATTTGAGAAAGACGAATTTGTCTGTACTTCTTACAAAACGTCGGCAAATCAAATATTCTCTTTCGGTAGAGATCACGGCTTTTACGGCAGAATTTATTCACAGTCAGTTGTGAGTTTGCCTTCCGTTGAAGTTTTCCATCCCGCTTCCTATACG